TTGTGTGCTAACATCTACACCATAAGCTTGTTTTTCACCATCTTCATAAATGTTACCTTGTGCATCTACACCCACCATCATTCCGCCATCTTTGTCTTTCCATTGAATAATAGTTTGACCATTATCTGCTTCTTGTGTACCTTGTAATTCTAATCTATCTGGATCTTTAGAACCACCAATTTTCCTTTGAATATTATCTCCCATCCGTTTTGTATCTGCATCAGCTTTGATTGGTGTTATACCTGCATCTTTTTTATCTTCTGCATCTTTTTCAGCTTGTGCGTCATCCCATTTCATATCATCTGCTTCATCATCTGCTGCTTTTTGTTTAGCTTGTGCTGCTTGTGCTTTTTTCGAACCAGGATGTCTTTTAATATATGCTGCTTGTTCTCCTGATGACATATCACTCCACCAATCTTCTTTTAATTTATTGACTTGGTGTTTTTCCATCACACCATTAAATGTAGGAAGCGGTTCACCAAACTCTCGTTTTAGAATCTTACTTTCGGTCATTATTTGTCTTAATTTATTCATTCTTATTCTCCACGAATAATATCGTTTATTATACTTTCAACTTTACAATATTTTCCACAGGTTCTACCTTCTGTAATTGGTATTTCGTTTCCAACACTTTCTTTCATAGGATATAAGAAAGCTCCGTGTGTGGATGGATTGGATACGAAATCAAATGCTATCAATTCGAAGTCATCTCCTACTTGTTGTCCATCACCTTCTGCTAATGGTGAAACCGAACCCATTCCACGAGAACTGATTCCTAACTTGATACCCGCTTTAAATAATTCTGTTAATATGTTACCACTTGGTGTACCAAGAACTTCAACCGTACCGACTAAGTTCTTACCTTCCCAATGCATTTCTGTTACATTATGAGATACATTTTGTAAATTCACTACTGAACTTTCTGGATGGTCAAGTTCTCCCATAGCCCTTTTTTGTTTGATGAAACCATCATCATATTTTTTGGATTCTCTTGCCAAAATCTCGTGTGGATAAACTCTACCATTTTGATTCTTGGCATCTGACCTTTGTAGAACACCATGAACAACCAAACGACCATTATTTTGTTTAATTGATTCGTTTATTTGTTCTGCTGTTATTTCAAATGGTAAATAATCTACTATTAGTTGTTTCGACATCATTTCACTCCTATCTCATAAAATCATATTCTTGATTTTTATAAATTTGTTCAAATTCTTTCACATATTCTTTTGCTAAATCTTTTCTTTGTCTTTTTGGGAAAACATCCAAGTGATTTCCACCATAAGACCTAACATATCGTTTTGCACCATCATCAATCAAGTACATAAAAGCTTTTTGAGCTAAATTTTTACGAAATTGTCCTTTTTTCTTCTTTTTTGACAAATTCTTCAATATTGGCATGTATCTTTGTCTATATAGACTCGAATCGTTGTCAATATAGAGTTTTAACTCTTCCATTTCTTCAGAAAGACTAGCTTCTGTTAATAATTCTTTAAGTTTTATCACTAACTTTTCCTCATCATAATATCATGTCTTAAATCTTCGAGTTTTTTAATCCACTCGGTTAATTTTTCAATCATATAATTCTTATCAACATCTTTGCGATGTATTTCTGTGTGCCACCTTTTCAATAAGGTCGAAATACTAAACAAAGAGTCCATATAAGACTTCTTGTGTTCTTCGAAAGGCATTTCTTAATGTAGTTGACCGACTTTATTCGCTAACCGAACTAACCTCTCGCTAATTTTACTTAAAGCTTTATGTGTGGTTTTCCAATAATCTCTTGAATCCACTTTTAACTCATTTTTTAATTTTACATTATACTTGACAACTCGTTCTAACTCTGTGAGATTGTCACGAGTTTCTCTCATTGCCATTCCAATTTTTTGCTTGGGTGTCATAGAATCATCATTTCTCCAAGCGTGATATCTACCCTCATTTATATGAGGATTTTTTTGCTGTGTTTTATTCCAACTATCAATCAATCTACCAAATGGAATAATATGTTTCTTGAAAGCCTTTTGGATAATTTTTTCATCTGTTCTTTCACCTGTTATATTAGTCATACTCTTACCCAACATATGAACTGCTCGTGTAAATTTTTGAAATGACTTTCCAAACTCAATTATTAAATTTTGAGAATCCTTTTTTTGTTGTTCATTTACGGATTCTTTCCTCAACTTCGGGTCATCGGCATTAAAATTGTCCGTTCCAATGGTAGGATCACTATGACCACCAGAGTAACCAGCCTTTTTCTTCTTTTTTCCTTTTTTATTAGTACCTTTGAAGGAATGTGGTGTACTATACTGACCACCAACGGATGCGGTAGAGTTGGCTTCGTCTATTTCTTGTTTGATTAATTCTCGAACAAGTTTACGAAATAAATTTTGGTTAAGCCGTGACATTGTGTAGTTCCTTAATAAGTTCATAATACCTCATTAATGACACAACCTGTTTATCTTTAACTATTTTACCTTTTTTTATGATATCTACTTGTTTTATTGCCTCTGACAATTTAATTTTTGTAATATCATCATCCACTTTAGGTAAAATTTTACTTAAAATTTGTTTGACTTTTTTAACTTCACCATTTATAAATTCTCTAAGTGAATTTGTATTAGATATATTGTTAATATATTCTTTTAACAAGTTTCTTTGCATAGAATTTAACTTTTTATATCTTCCGTTGAAGTTATCCACCATCAATTGGTAAGACATTAATCTAACATCTTTATCTTCACCTTTGAATTCACTAATTACTTGACTTTCCACACCCTTTGGTCTTGTTTTATTACGAGTAATATGTTCAACAATAGAAAAAGTACTTTCTACTTCTTCTGTTGGATTGAATAGTTGGGTGGTTTCTACAATGAATTTTTTATAAATTGATGCATATACTTTATAATTAGGAATACGAGCCCTAAAGAAGTCCTCTACTTTATAATTCTTCTTAATCTCTTTAATAAGATTATACTTTTCAGTACGAAGTCTTTTATTCTGTAACTTTTGTCTTGCCTTAATGACAGCATCGACTAATTTTTCTGCTTTGTGAGAAGAATTGTAATTCTCTTTCAACAAAACTTGGTATAATTGATTTTCTTTACCGAGTTCTGTTCCTTCGTTAAAGAATTTTTTTAGCATCTCGACAGATTTACTCTTATCATCACCATTCATTACATCTACGGTGATTTGACGGGATAATAATTCAAAAAGTATTCCCGTATTCTTAATCTTCGAGTGTTTTACTCGTTGGGCCATAATTTATGCTCCTAAATGTGTATAGTTCTTCATCTATAAATATAAAAACTTCTAATAATTCATCATTTAAGTATCACTTAAAGACGAAGATACTTCATTTTTATATTCTTCTTCTACATCTGTCGTTTCAACAAGGATTTTTTGTTCTTCACGACCTACTTTACCTAAACTTTTCTTTAATGCATCATAATGTGCTAATGCAATTCCATACTTTGGACTTCCACTACCACCTTTTCTCTTATCATGTGCTCCAAGTGGATCTCGACCTCTTACACTTGAATCCTTTCCGTGTTTAGGGCCTTCTTTAGGACGACCACTTCCTGGCCACCCATCTTCTGGCATTTCCAAATCTAATTCTCTACTTGTTCTTGCTGTTCTCGCTCCTGGTGGTTGTGGTCCAGGTACTCCTGGCATTCTACCATCTTCTCCACCTTGTGCGTCCATCATCGCTCCTTGAGTTCCGATGGCCTCGTTACTTTGAACAGGATCATTACCTTCCATTTCAATTTGTGACCATCTAAACTTCCGTTTTTGGTCTTTTAGTAATCCAAGTCTTACTTGTTCTTTTTCTTCTTCTGTAAATTTAAATACATTATCATAAATCCATTCTGTATCTGCTATTTTAGCGTCCATCATTGATTGGGCTAAACTTTGTTTGTTATTCCACAACTCAATCTTTTCTTCTTCGTAAATCGTAGATGGATTTTTTAAATTCAAATCAAAATTAACAAGTTCTTCATCCGTATATCCTTGTGAATACAAATGAACTATCCTAATTTTTGTTAATTCACTAACTACGATTCTTTGTATTCTTTCAATTGTTCTTGCAAATCTTACATCTTCTGCTGCTAATGTTGCTTTACTTCCAGCTGCTTCATCATATCCAAGAAATGCTTTTGGTATCTTGAGTGCTGCCAACATTTTATTTTTTAAATATTCAATATCTTCTGTTGCTTCATAAGTTAATCCAGGAAGTGATTCTATTTGTGTACCACTATCCCCACCACGAACAGGTAGGAAAAAGTCCTCAGTAAGATTTTGAATGTTATACCTTAAATTATAATCACCAGTATTTTGGTCGATTACAGGTGTCTTTTTCATCTTGTTAATTATCTTTTGCATAAAGTTTTCAACTTCTGCTGGTGGAATGTTTCCAATATCTAACTTGAATACTCTCTTTTCAGGTGCTCTCATGATTCTGTGAATTAACATAGCATCTTCCATAAGAGATAATTGTTTCCAAATTTTTCTTCCACCTTCAATCATACCTTTACCATAAGGTAAAAAGTTTGCATCTGATAGTAATCTGAAGTGTGCCACTTCATAATTTTCCATTTCTTTCTGTCCAGCCATAGTAGAACC